CCCTGGTACAATGCATTAAATTTACTATTTGCTACAGTTATACCTTGAATTTGTTGATCGGTGTTGATACCCCAAACTGTTCCACTAAATATACACCCATCAAATACAATTTGATCGCAGATTACAGTTGTGGTGCTGGCAAATTCTACGCACGAAGTAGCAGGAGCATCTGAGACTATAGTGCCAGTGGTCAGTGGTCCAGTGAATGTAACATTTTGAAATCTGCAATTTACAGCATCTTGTACTAAGAATACCGATGTTGTAAGATCCAGATTTTGAAATCCCATGTTTGATATGGTGATATATTGAGGTGGTATTGCACCATTGCTAGCTATATTAGCACCAGTTTGTTGTAGACTATCAGCGGTACGAGCCACATAAGGTACTAGCGTACTGTCAGCAGGATTTTCTAAAACTATAACACTGCCATCAGCGCCTTCACCGTATAGTGTAGCATAAGGAGGTATGTTAATGGTATTTGTAACACGATACACACCAGCTGGAAAAAATAAACTGCGTCTAATTTGCGGATTAACTTCTCTACAATAAAGTTGATATAAAGCACGGTTTATAGCGTCAGTGTCATCGGTAATCCCGTCACCTATTGCACCAAAATCTTTGACAGTAGCAAATTGATCAAACCAACTTTGTAAACTTTGTGCCACTGGTGTCCCAGGAGTTGGGCCAGTTTGTACAACATATCCAGCGGCTGCACCTTTATAAGTGTAGGTTGTAGGAAGTACTAAAATGTCACTGAATTCTGTTAGAATTTCTGTATTTCCAACTACCGGCGCACCTTCTTCTAATGTTCCATTACCAATGTATAATTGTCTGGTATCTGTGCTCCAGCCAAATTCAGCACCCGCTAGTTGGGGTAAATCTATTTGCAATCCTTTACGATTGGTAATCTGACTAATTTGTACAATGGCCACGTTATCGTCCTTGAATCTATCCTGTATTTAGTGGGTTATTGACCAAACGTTTCACTAAATAATATACTACAGGAGAACAGCATGTCAAATTTATGGGCAAGAGACGATAGAATAGAAGATGGTACTTCCTTAAGAGATCTTGAAAAGAAGGTTCATTTTTTAATGTCAGTGTTGTGCAATTCTGGAATCATGGCCACACGAGGTGGAAATCAAATGGATGTACCTGATGACATCACTGCAGACGGTGACGAAGTTGGCTCTCAAATTCCTGTGAATATTTAAAGTATTAGTTAGACAAATAGTATAGTTCTAATCTACGCCACCATTGGTCAGACCAGTATTCAAAATCTTTGGATTCTAACACAAACTCTTGATACACCGGAATACCAGCATGTGGGCCAATGTCCTGCGGCTTTATACACATTAGTACAACACCTTTGCGTATGTTTGTGCCGTAAACTTCATTGTGTGCTAGTGCATAGGCTGTAAGTTGTAGGTAATAATCTTCGATCCACTCTTGTTTTTTTGGTTTATTAGTTTGTTTGTAATCAAGTATGCTTTCTTCGCCTAGGTGTATGCCCACACCATCTGTGGTTCCTGCATACAAACCAGGAAAATAAAGTGGTATTTCTACTCCCCATATTTCGCTGACATTGGATAGTCCTTGATCAATAATACATTGGGCCATTTTGTGGCTGTCCCATCCATAAGGATTTGATCCACGTTCTGGCATTGCGCCTTCCTTGATATAGCGTTCAAGATAGGTGTGCATTCGAGTACCACGATTTGCGGCCTCTGTAGTAATGGACTGCGCACGTTCTACACCTACACGACGACGCCACTCATTGAGCGCTTGTTTCTTTTCTTCAGGTTTTGTTCGGTCTAGCACAGTGGTAACACTAGGAACTTTACATCCATCCGGAGTAAGATACAATCTTTTTCCTTCTTCACTGCTACGAGATAAAGTATGGTAATTAAATCTACTATGGTACATTTTTTTTATATTGTGTTATATTATGTTGTGCAATTTGATACAACTGATCAATTTTACTAGCACGGTTAGGACTTTGGTATAACTCTTTTAAAGATGAAATAATTTTACTAATACGACGTGTAGGAACCGTTTCATTGTCGTAGCTTTCGTCTATTATTTTGTCAAAAGTTGTATACCCACGATCTTGCAAAATTTTCAAACTTCCGCTGCCTGCTAACAATAAAAATGGTTTTCCTGTGGCTATGCATCTGGATGTTTTTTCTGTAAACCAAAAATTACTGTTTGGGTCTGTTTCTGCAACAATTTCAATATCAAATTTATTCCATATATTATGATAATTATTATAAGAATCTTTCCAGCTCACAGTCTTTACAGATAACTCATTGGGGTAAACTAAGTCGATATCAAATTTTTTTGATTCTAACCATGATAATTCTTTTTTATAAATATCGTTGATATTTGTGTAAAAATTTTTTACAGATTCAGATGACGGGTGGAATATTAAAAATGTGTCGTCGGTAAATGCTTGATCAAGTTCATAAATTAATCTAAATCTACTAGGACTAAATCTACCAATTGAAACTCCTACAAATTTTGTATTTGGTTGCCTTTCAAAAGAATGGGTAAAATAATATTTTGCTGAATTAAATATGTATAGCGGAATAACACGACTAACAAATTTACTAATTAGTTTTGTATTAGGAGTAATAATAAAAATAGAAGAGTGAGGAATATTAAATTCTTGACAGGCCCATTCTAAATAATCTATTAGTCCGCATCTTTCAATATTTTCGCCATCACCGGCATTTATAATAATTTGTTGATTAGTGTAAGTTTTTGCAAACACATCAGACAAAATATCTTTGTAAAAGTCAGTAAATCCAGATTCTTGGCCAGAAAAAAAACGAGCTAATATCGTGATTTCATTGGCAGTCACCGATATCATTTATATTCTAAAGCTTTCTCCGCAACCACAACGGTCGCGTTCATTGGGGTTAATAAATTCAAAGCCTTCGTTGAGGCCTTGTCGAACGTAATCTACAGTTAGTCCATTTAAGTAAACACTGCTTTTGGGATCTACAAATAATTTGCAACCTTGACACTCGATGCATTGATCATCTACGGTAGGACAATCTATGTATTCTAACACATAAGCAAGCCCGCTGCAACCTGTGGTTCTTACTCCAAGTCGAATACCTTCGCCACGACCACGTTTTTCTATAACCTGTTTTACCTTGTTGGCAGCCCGTTCAGTTAGCAAGATCATGTTTTATTTTGTAATCTGCAACCGCTGCTTTGATGGCATCTTCCGCAAGGATCGAGCAGTGGATCTTGACTGGTGGAAGTGCAAGCTCTTGAGCAATCTCGCTATTCTTAATCTGTGCTGCGGCGTCAAGTGTTTTACCTTTAACCCATTCTGTGACCAACGAACTTGAAGCAATCGCAGAACCGCAACCATATGTTTTGAATCTTGCATCTGTGATGATACCATCTTGCACCTTTATTTGAAGTTTCATTACGTCACCGCAAGCCGGTGCTCCCACCATTCCTGTGCCTACATCTGCGTCGTCCTTAGAGAAGGAACCCACATTGCGTGGGTTCTCATAGTGGTCAATCAATTGAGCTGAATATGCCATAATGTTTCCTAGTGTGTGATTAATCCACTGATATAGTTAGTATCAGCAACAACCCATAAAAATTCTTTTGTATTCTTAGTATCTAATCTGCGTACTATTAAATGATGTACACCAACACTATCTTGATAATGTATGTTGCTTTTTATTCGTATTTTAAACTTTTTACGATTATTACCATCTGTAAAAACTACAAAAGGTTTTCTGGTTCTCATATTCCGAAATTTAATCCTAAGTTGAGAATCAAATATTATATCTACTTTTTTACCACAAAAGTTTAATTTAGTGTTTTTGGTAATCTGCGTAACATGTTCTTGAACTCCGTCTGTCAAACTGGTGACAAAACTATTATCGTGTTCCATTCCATCACCGGCCTCAATGGTCAAGTTTATTTTTTTCATGCTTGATCAAACTGTAGACACTTATTGTACCACTTCTGTGTGTTTGTGTTTAATACTTTTTTTAAGAAGTTTAAACCAGATTTTTTTTGCCTTGACAAGATCATGACGAATTTCAGCACGATTAAGTTTTAAGATTAATTTACGTGTTTTCATTTAGTTTGGTACCAACACTATTTTCTTAGTGTTTGTTGCAGGATCAATCATTTCTTGCCAATGGTACCCAACTGGTGGTTGCTGAACAACACTCACAGGTGGTTGAACAATAACCGGTTGTGGTTCAACATAAACAGTATTAGGGCGACTTAATTCGTATCCAATTACTCCACCAATTAGTGCAGGAGCAACCCACCCACCGCCGCTGTAATATCCACCGTGCCAGCCGCCTCGATAACAACAATGTGCTTGTGCACTTGCCGATCCCAATGCAGCCAATAATGATAGTGCTAAAAGTATTTTTTTCATTTTAATCTCCGTGTGTATAATAATACAACGCCTTAGGCAAGTATTTAGTATACTGCCTTTAGAAAAAAATGTCAAGTTATTTTGATTATTTCATGCCGCGACGCATGGCCGCTTTGGCATTTTGATCTACAATGTTTTGTGCTTGGTCCACCGACATGTCAGCAGTAGCCGGATCTTCGTTGCCAAGGAAGCGAACTACACCAGAATTTGGATCCAGTGGTTCCAAAATATTACTCAATGGTTCTTGATTGATCATGTCACCTAGGTTTTGTGGTGTAACATTTATGCCCATGCTTTTAGCTATGTCAATAAATGCATCTTGACTGATTTCTTTTTTGGCAGATTCATCACCGGCTCGACTGCTCAAAAACATACTAATAGCCGCTAGTTTTTTTGCGTTAGCGGCTACAGGATTTTCTTCGACCTCAAAGATTTTCATTATCTACGACCACGACCTAGTGCAGCTGCAGCTGGACGTGCAGTAGGCTCCATGTCATCAATATCAGGCAGCTCGTCAGCAGGATTCATTTCTGGAGGTGGAGCTTCTGCGTCCATACCTGCATCCATGCCATCTTGTCCCGGAACCATTGGAGCTTGTCCAGTGACAACTCCCAGTGCCTGCTCTAGTTGTTGTTTTGCACCTTGTAAGTTTTGCAACAGCCCTGCCAATGCTGCAGTGGCATCTGTGTTGAATTGCATGGCTTGGTCAACACCAACTTGATCTTTTATCTGTTGAACCAAGGCAGGCAAGTCTTTGAATTGCATGCTGCTGATTTCTTCGCTCATTTTTTGCACTTGATCAACCATGTCTTGGCTGGCCAATACCACTTGAGCTTGTTGAATTTCACTTTCACGCAGTGTACGATACAAATTACGACGCAGACGATTTTCCATCTGAGTCTGTGGCATCATGGCCACAGAGGCTACCATTTGTTGTTCATCGGGATTGAGATTTTGTCCTGCGGCGGCTTTTTTCATTGCAGCCTGTTGTTTGGGGTCTTTGATAGATGCAATCTTCTTGGCTGCCGCAGCCGCCTGAGCATTGGCCACTGTGGGATTCACCGGAGGCATACTGCTAGTTGACTGTGCCTGATTTTGATTTGATCCTGCAGTTGACCCCACAGACACAGTAGATGTTTCATGCAGTTTGGACCGCAAACCTTGTTCCATCATTACCAACTTCAAGTAGGCTGGGTTTTGTTCGCTAGAATGAAATTCAGGCCGACGACGATGTTCCGTGATCAGTGATCTCACGCGGCTCAGCATGTGTCGGGCTTGCGAGCGAGTTAGTTGGTCAAAGCCAACTCGACCACCAAAGTAACTTTCC